CTAAACCACAATTGAACACACACCCGCTTAACCGCGGGTGTTTTCTTTTAAGGGGATAATTAAATGAACGTTTATTTACCGAACGGTTATGCCGATATGAAAAAAATAATGTCTTTACCTTACCCGCTTATATTTGTAATTGGCGGACGCGGCACGGGCAAGACATACGGCGCGTGCAAGGAACTTCTTGCACTTCCAGAAAATGAAAAATTTTTCTTTCTACGCCGCACACAGGATGAAGCGGACGCAATCAGTTATTATGACTTCTCACCGTTTCAGCCAGTAATAGAGGACAACCCCGAAGAATACAAACCGATAGTTGTTGAAAAAGTTCCGCACGTAAAAAATATTAGCGGGGTGTGGCATGGCAAGTTAAACGATGATGGCGTGATGGTTGCAGACGGTGACGCGCTCGGTTATATTGGAGCCTTATCAACTATCCATAAAATACGTGGTTTTAACATGCAATCCGTCACAATCGGCGTTTATGATGAATTTATTCCGGAAAAGCACGTTTCAGCATTTCGCGGCGGCGCAAGCGGCGAGGGGCAGGCGTTGTTAAACTGTATTGAGACTATCGGAAGAAACAGGGAATTAAAAGGAAAGAAACCGTTTAAAATGGTATGTCTGTCAAATGCAAATACAATTGCAAGCCCAATTTTTCAATCGCTCGGAATAATTGACAGTGTAAACAAAATGGCATTAAAAGGAAAACAGGAATGTATATTGCCAGAACGCGGCATTGCTGTTTTCATCTTCCGCGATTCGCCTATATCAGAAGCAAAAAAGAATACAAGCCTATACAAAGCAAGCGCTGACGGGGATTTTGCAACTATGGCATTAAAGAATGATTTTGACGCATCGACATATATGTTTATCGGGGCGAAACCAATTGAAGAATACCGGATATTGTCGCAGGTGGGCGAAGATGTTTATATTTACAAGCACAAAAGCAACAACGACTATTATGTGACGCGGCACAGGAGCGGCACGCCGAAGCGCGTATATAATGACGATGAAATGAGCAAGCGCAGATTTAAAAGGACAGAAACAAACTTTCTTGAAGCGTGGCTTCATGGCAACATATCTTTTTCTGATTATTATTGCAAATATGTCTTGACAAATATTCTATAAATATATTACCATAATATCGGCGGCAAGGTGTGCAAAGTCAGCCACCCGGAAGGTGGGCACATGGGGCAGAGACACCCCGTAAACCTTGCCGCACGATTATAATAAGAGGTGAAAGCGAATGCGGGTTATATTTGTTTATACTGATAATAACGCGCCGTCTTGTGTAAGCGCTTCGAGCATCGTGAAGATTGAAGAAGCGACCGTTAATAATCAAGCGGCTATACAGGTAACAAACACGGGCGGCAACGTGACAACGTTCTACAAGTCACAGGGTCAGTTGTCGATATTGTGGGAGTGAGAAAATGAACGATACAACCACATTTGCGTTTTCAATTGTGCAGTTAGAAGCATTAACACCACAGATTAAAACGGGAGCGGTTATCCTGTTATTTATTCTTTTTGATATTATAACCGGGCTGATAAAGTCGCTTGCATCACATTCTTATGAATCAAGTGTTATGCGGCAGGGGCTTTTTCACAAGCTCGGGGAAATTGTCTGTTTTATTTTCGGTGTGGTATGCGATATCTTTCTGCCTTATTTGGGCGTTTCGTTGCCCGTCTCAATTGCGCAAAGCATTTGCGTTTATATCGTTATTATGGAGATAGGCAGTGTTATTGAAAACATAGGCGCAATAAACCCCGATTTGGCGAAATATCTTCATAAGATTTTTGCAAAGTTTGAAGAACCGAAAGACGTAGAAATTGCTCCTGTTGAAGAATCGGAGAATGAAGATGATAACATTTCCGATTCTTGAAATAGGTGACAACGGGCTTTTCGTCTATGTAATGCAGGCGGCGCTAAAATATCGCGGCTATAGCGTTTCCATCAACGGCGCATTTGATATGCCGACTTTTGCCGCTCTGAAAGCTTTTCGACATGAGCATTATATAGAGGGCGACACTGTTTGTGATGATATCACTTGGAAAGCACTATTTAATTATTAGAAAGGAATAAAAGATGAAGTTATCCGAAGTTATCGCGCTGATTGGCGCGGGCTACACAAAAGCCGAAATCGAAGCTATGGAAGCGGGAGAGGTGAAAAAGGAGACCCCGAAACAGGTTGACGAACCGAAACCCGAAACAGAAACGAAACCCGAACCGAAACCCGAACAGCCGAAAGCGGACAACAGCGAATTGCTTGACGCTATTAAATCCCTAACCGCGGCTGTACAGCAGAAGAATGTAAGAAACAGCACACAGCCGATTGACACCAACACAGATATCAAGGCAGAAGCAGACAAAGTGCTTTTGAATCTTTACAACAATTAAGTGTAATTAATTGCACTTAGAATTCTAATTTACAGTTTAAGGAGAATAAACGCATGGATTTTGAAATTAAACAGGCGGCGACCCTGTTAAACGCTATTGTATCACAGCAGACCGGACAGACAGCGCTTGCCGCTATCAACAACATGGACGATTTTATTTCTGTTGCAGAAACCGCGCTGAAAACAGGGCGTGACCCTGTTATCAACGCAATCTCGCAGGTATGGCGTGATACCGTTTTTGCTGTCCGTGATTATGATATCCCGCTGTCAACGCTTCGAATGACCGCGCAGAGATACGGCAATGCAACACGCAAGCTTTCACCCGAAGCTATGACAATGGAAGATGATGAAGCCGCAAAATACCCCGTATTTTACGACGCGACACAGACCGTTCCCATGGGTGACGGGCAGAGTGTAGACCATTACAAAATCAGAAAGCAGAAAGTGCTTCAGACCGCTTTCTATGGCTCACTGGCGTATGAGCAGGTCTACACGATCTTCCGCGACGCATTTGATTGCGCGTTTCAGAACCCTTCCGAGTTGTTAAGGTTTTCACAGATGAACGTAACGGAACGCATGAACGACCGTCGAAGCTATGAAGAAGCAAAAGCCCGCGCGCTTCAGCTTAACTTTGCCGCCGCGCTGATTGACGAAAATCAGAGCGACCGCGTGGTGCATCTTCTTACCGAGTATAACACAGCAACGGGTCTTACCACACCTCTTGATGCACAGACAGTATATCAGCCCGGAAACTTTGAAGCTTTCATCCGTTGGGCGTATGCGCGTATCAAAACAATCGTCGGGTTGATGGCGCACCGCAGTGAAGCTTTTCAGACGGTTATCACAGGTCATACCGTTCTCCGTCACACTGACGCGCAGAATGTCAGAATCGCCCTTTATCGCCCGTTCATGGAGCAGATCAACAGCATGGTTCTGTCGGGGCTTTATCATAACGACAAAATGACTTTGCCGACTTATGAAGCTGTTGACTATTGGCAGAGCATCGACACACCTGCGGGTGTTAATGTTACACCTGTTTACACGGGCGCAAACGGCGCACAGAAAACGGGGCAGGCTGTTACAACCGAAAAACTGATTGGCATTATTCACGACAAAGACGCTATCGGCTACGCTTGGATTAATCCGACTTCGGCGGTGACTCCTCTGAATGCGGCTGGTTTATATTTTAACGAATACTATCATGCCCGCTTCGCCACCTTGAGTGATGTGACCGAGAAAGGCGTTGTACTTCTTTTGGACTAAATATTTATCGCTGTTTCGGGGCGGCGCGGGGTTCCTGTTTTGTTCCTTTCCCGCGCCGCGTTTATAAAAATAATGGGGTGATTTGATGGATGTATATCTCTGCACAAATAACAAGCGGCTGAACTCTACGGCGTTGATTGATTATGTCAATTACGGCGTGAAGTTTGAATGCACTTTAAAAGAAAATTGCGACATTCTAAACCCCGTTATTGTGCTGAATCGCACATACGCAGATTATAAGGCGCTTATCACATATAATTACGCTGTTATAGAGTGGGGCTTTAAAACGCGTTATTATTTCGTCGACGATTTTACTTTTAAAAATGCGTTGCTTGAAATGACGTTGAATGAAGATTATCTTGCAACTTGGAAAACAGAGTTGACCGCTTCAACGCAGTATGTCTTGCGGGCAAATTCAGCAGGGAATAGCGCGATACCCGATACAAAATACCCACTTCTTGCATCAATGCCAACAGTTGTTGTGGGGCGTTTTGCGGAAAACGATTTACAGCCCGCGCCGCAGAGTTACGGCGTATATGTGCTTGGAGTGCTTAACAAGCGCGGTTCTGTTTCGGGTTGTGTCGAATATTACGCAATGAGCTACCTTGTATTTATGCAGTTGTGCCAACAGCTTTTTTATCTGCCGAATACATGGCAAGATGGCGCGGATATTTCGGAAGGTTTGAAGAAGTCAATAACTGACCCGTTCCAATATATCGTTTCATGTCAGTGGTTTCCTTATTCTGTTAACGATTTTGTTAACCGCGGCTTTGCAGATCAAAACGGGAGTTATGATGTTTATGTTGGTTATGATAAACTGACACTCACGGTTAAATGTTTTCCGCTTTCCGAAATAATCCTAAACGTAGAATTTACAAATTTAATCGCCGTAACAACTCCGACGCATCCGCAGGCGGGCGTGCGTGGAATTTATCTGAACCGCGAACCATACACCCGTTATTATCTGTCGTTTTATCCGTTTTGTGGCTTGATAGAGTTAGACGGAAGCAAGTTGCGCGAGACAACATATTTTCTTTATACTGTCGACTTACGCACAGGAAAAGGGATATTAAATATTTGTTCTTCTTATGCCGGTTCAAGCTATGCAGATTGGAAACCATCACAGATTATTCAATCAATCGAAGCACAAGTGAGTGTTCCGATACCTATTGCGGCAATTAAAACGGCTTTACCGTCAACCCTTGGTGAATTTGCTATGAATGCGCTCATATCGGGAGCTGACCAATTCGGCGGTTTTGACCAAATGATAAACGCGCTTTCTTCTGATTTTGCGGGTGATTTGGGCGTTGGCGCAGTGCCGCCGCAGGGCACAAGCGCATACAAAGCATATCAACGGCAGATGGCAAGTGGCAAGGTGACAACCGTAAAAAGCGGGCAGGGTTCTTTTCTTGGCGATTTGGCGAAGATTGGCACCGGTGCGCTTTCGCTCAAGTCAACGAAAGAGTTGCTCGGCTCGCAGGGTACAATGTCGTTTAATAGTCGCAATCCCTTTGCGTTTTGGGCTTTGTGCTACAATCAGACAGACGAAAACCGCGCTTTGTTCGGTCGCCCTGTTTGCGCGTCTTATGTACTAAATACACTTTCCGGTTATGTGCTTTGTGATTCACCTAAATTGAGCATTGCGGGCGCTTTGCAAACAGAGGTTGCAACGCTTGAAAATATGCTTGCAAGCGGGATTTTCATAGAATAGAGGTTATATTATGCCGTTTGTCTGTAAACCTGCCGGCGGCTATTCGCAAGGTAGCGACGATTGGAAAAACAACGTCAATATGGTCAATAACATTCTGCATGATGCAGGATGGACAACCGTTGCAATCGCCGCCGCATGCGGAAACTTCCAATGTGAAAGCGGTATGAATCCGTGGCGTTGGGAAGGTGATCAAGTACGGCTGACAGGTTACGGTTACGGGTTGCCACAGTTTACTTCTGCATCTGACTATATCAACTTAACGGGTGTGGAAGGACACGCGCCGAACATGTCCGTTACGGGTGTTTCGGGTGGTAATGTTTCAGACGGTATTGCGCAGGTTCATGTCGTGCGCGATAATGCGCCACTTGCAAAATGGACGGGCGTGACGTGGCGCAGTTATTGGGATAAAACAACATACGCTTCAGCATGGGCGCGTTGTCAGCAAATCCGCACAAAATATGGTAGGAATACTTTCACCTATGACTATTTTAAACACTCAATAACAGACGTAAACGACGCGACATATATATTTTTTGCCGCTTATGAAGGACCGGGAGACGCTAATAAATACGATGTTTATGAAGCCGCGGGGCGTTACGCATATCAATATTTAACAGGTGTTGAACCGGAACCGCCCGAACCACCAGAACCGCCGGTAAGCGGAACGGGCGCGTGGTTCGGAGTTTTAAACGCTATCAAACGCAGAAATGACGTTTATTATGCCCGCAGTAAAAGAGGTTTTAAGAAATGAATATGCCAATTCCTTTTAATATAGAAAATTTGGTCGCATCGTCTTACACCCCGCGCGGGGTGATAAAGACAAACAACGCAACTTTCCGGTTTTTCTGTCGTTACTTATGGGAAAAGATTCTATCAATATTTGAGTTTAAGTTGCCGCCAACTTTCGGGAAAGAGTTATTTCTTAACGCGCTATTTGGAAACGGTGTTGTAACGGTGATCAATACACCGGATTATGGGTTGCTCGCGCAGTGGGGCAATTATGGCGGCTACAATGTCAACTATCAACCGCGTTACATGCTTTTTGCAAATCCGCTTTTGCCCGATTTCAGCGGGCGGGAGTTGGTAATAGGTGAAGATTGTGCGGTTATTCGCTTAACTGAAGATTGGTGCGGTGTAACTGATTTGGTTGCATACTATGCGGGCAAAATGGCGCTTGCTACGCAGGCAATTGACGTTAACTTGATCAACAGCAAACTTGCCTATGTTTTCGCCGCAAAGGATAAGACGCAGGCGCAGAGTTTCAAAAAACTCATGGACACCATCAATAGCGGCGAAACTTCGGTTGTAATTGACAAGTCGCTTTATAATGAAGATGGAGAAACGAACTGGAAAGCATTCCAACAGAACTTGAAGCAGACATATATCGTTACTGACCTGTTGACCGATCTCTCAACAATCGAAGATGAATTTAACACCCGCGTTGGAATTCCAAATGCCAACACCGAAAAGCGGGAAAGATTAATTTCAGATGAAGTA